GCTGTAAATCTGCTTGAGTTTCTGTAGACTCATTAAAAGTAAGTATGAATTTACCTGCATTTGAAGAGCCACTAAACTTATCATATATTTTATGTTCAATAAGCTCTTGAGTTTCTTCATTAGGTACTCCATTGTTAAAATTTATTAATAAAGAAGGTTGTAATCCATTCTTTATATTATTTATATGATAATTACTTACTTCTTCTTCTAATTCTGCATATTGCAAACAAGATTGATAATCTACTGGAGAGTAGTAATAAAATCCTGACCTATATGGCTTAAATACATATATTTCTATAACTTCTTTTTTAGAACCATTACCAAAAGAAGGTATTCTTTTAGGTTTGTCGCTAGGTTTTATATCACACCACTTAGGATGATAGTAATAAGCTTCAATTTGACCTTTTTTAGCTTTTTCTGCTCTAAGAGTCTCCATAGGAAAGTGTAGCACCTTCACAATGGCTGTTTTCCGCTTGTTATAGACCACTTGAACGGCAGCTTGACCTAACATCTTATAATCGTTTACAACACGCCTTAAATCTCTTTGTTTTAAGAGCATTTTCATTTTAGCATACATCTCAGGTTTTATCTCACTGTCTGTAGCTTCTAATCCTCTACCATAAATCATATCTACAATACCATTTATACATCTAGCATTTGTAGGACTTCCTAAGTATTTATCTATAAGTTCATCAAAGTAATCATTGTTATCTCCGTATTGAACCCAGTCTTTTCCGTAGACTTCTTTTATTTCTGGTATTTCATAACCAGATAAATTGACTACTCTAATATTTTTATTTTCCATATTATATTACTATGTATTCGTCTTCAGAACCAGCACCATATTCAGTGTACTTGTTCGTATTTAATGTGTGTATTACTTCATCATCTGTTTGAGAAGTTACATAAGCCTTATCTCTATACCATAAATCACCACCTTTACTGAATTGTAAGTAATAAGCAGTTTCATCTTTTAGTATAGTAGAAGCTAATGATACAGAAACAAAGTTTCCATTGTCAGAAGCTGTAAGGTCTGTTAGTGTTTCGCTTTTGTTTGTTCCGTCTTGTGTTATAGTAAGATTTATACTTGACAAAGACGTTTTGTCTCTAGGGATTATGTTAATCGTCTGAGAATTTGTATTTGGAAGTAATCTTATCATAATAAGATAACTGAAAAGTATTGATTTTGTTTTATATAGAAAAAGGGGCAAAAAGCCCCTTTATATCTACTATGTTTAATAGTGTACTATGTTTAAGAGTTTACAACAGTAAACCCAGTAGTTGTTGGGTCAGCATCTAAGAAATTAGCAGGAAGCTTTTCCATTCCTGTTAACGTTAATGTGTATCCACTTAAATCTCCCATAGCACCACCTGTTACAACAGTTCCTCCTGAAACATCCATTCCATGTTCTAATCCAGACAAGAAATAGTTTCCGTTATTATCTTTTATAATAACATGAGGTCTTCCCCAAGAAAGTAATTTTAATTCCTTGTGGTCAGCAACAGTTAGTTTGTGTAAAGAAAGTTCTAGTACTTGCTCAAAAGCAGTTGTTCCATTCTCTCTACTAGATTGAATGTTTTGTGTAAAAGATGAAGTTCCTTTAATATCGTATTCATAAGCACTTGGAGTACCAGCAACAGCTTCTATAGAATCTGTATTTGTTGAATCATAAGTGATATCTCCCATTGTGCCATAATTTACAAAGTAAACTTTATCTAATCCACCAACGCTATCCTTGCAAGGCTCTGAACGGTATAGTGATAAATTACAAGACATATTATTAGTTTTTTAAAAGTTAGTATTAAAAGGGTGAGTGGTTAAACCCACCCTTTATTTAATTATTATTAAGCGTTTACTCTGTATACGATATCTCCTCCGATTCCGTATTGTACTCCACTTGTAAATCTCATGATTACTCTTACATTTTGAGAACCATCTAAGTCACCCATATCGATAACTTTAACTTCGTTGTGGTCAGATAAAAGACCTGTTCCAAAGTATAGGTTAGATTTTTCAGCTGCAACAGCAGTGTCATCAGCTAATCCATTAGCAACAAAGATTTTTACACCATCGAAGCTTAATGAACCGTTGTTCCACCATTGAGTTCCTTGAGAGTTTGTACCAGCAGCACCTAATCCAGAAGCACCAAATCCACCTAAGCTTCTTACGTAAGCTCTAGCGATATTTTGTGATACATATAAATACATATCTTCTTGTCCGTATAAAGAAGAAGGAATTGCATCTACGATAGAACCTAATTCAGCGATTACGTTAGCAGAAGTAATTGCAGAACCAGTTACATCTATAACATCAGAATCAGCAGCTAATAAAGTAGAGAATCCATCAAATTCACCAGCGTTAGCGTTAACACCACTCCAGATATTTTGCTCAGTCTTCTCAGCAACTTTAGCAGCAACGTGAGAGATTAAGAAATCACTAAATTGTGGAGGTAATTTATCAAATGCAGAATATCCCATTTGAATAGCTTCCCAGTCAGAACGGAAGTCTTTTTTACATAGTTCAATGTTAACTTGGAATTCTTCTGGTTGAAGGATTCTTTCAGTTAATGTAACTGAACCTGTGTCAGCAAAATCACAAGAAGCATTAGCAATAAGTCCGCTTGTAGCGACTTTCTTGATTACTTCTTTAAATTTTACGTTAGGTTTTACTGAAATTCCACCATTTTCTATAGTAGAACCAGATAATAATGCAGCAGAGATATACTTTCCAGCAAACTCTCCAGCATAAGTACTTGTAATTGAAGTTGTAGTAGCCATTTTTAATTATTTTAGTTTTGGTTTTATTATGATATTTTGTTTAATACTCTATCCATTATTGTTTGAGGTCTTTTTTGACCATACAAATGAACATTGTTTTTTTCTACGTTGGATTCAGGAGAATGAGCAATAGGCTCTACTTCTGATTCCTGTGAAGATAATTCCACTTCACTTTTTTCTGATACTTCTTCAGAATTCAATTCTTCTGGAACTTCAGGAGACTTTTCGTCACTCATTGATTCCATTAATTGGTCGTACATTGCTTTTACTTCAGCAATAGCTTTAGAAAGTTCTTCTTTAGTAGCGTATAAATCTTCTTTTTCAATTTCCTCTACAGGAATCTCATCAGAAACTTCATCTTTTACTTCTTCGATAACTTCTTCAGCTAATTGTACATCTTCTTTTACTTCTATCTCTTCGACTTTTTCTTCAGTCTCAGATAGTAAGATTTTCTTAAATTTGTCTACGATGTCGGTAGCTTTCATATATTATTGATTTAAATTAACAGTATAACTTGATAACCTCAAGCTTTTATTTTTGTTGTATTTTTAAGCTTTCTTTTGTATTATAAACCATTCAACACCATCTGACCACACTTGTATGCCTTCAAACTCTTTATTGATTACATAATTATTTGTAGAGCCGTCTAATGTTTCTGAGTTTATAGGGGTTAATTCTACTCTTGTTGCATTGTTAAACCCTCCATTAGAAATAAACCTCATAAGTCTATTAGTGTTGTCTGAAGCAGAAGGTAAGTTTAAAGTCATAGTTCCGTTAGCCCCACTCCAAGATAATCTTATAAGCATAGAATCAGAATAAGTAGAATCTGATAAATTTATCGTCTCTCCATCAGATGCTGTAATATTGACAGGAACTAAATAGTTTTCTAAATGACTTACTGTAGCTTTTTTAGTTTCTCCTCCTTGAACTACAGCAAGTAAATCGCTCGGTTGAACTGATGATACTGCGTTTAATTGTGATATTTTTTTTGCCATTTTTTATACTTTTATATTATTACCATTTTCTTGTTGTAAATAAGCTCCTGATTCAGTCAACAATAGTTCTTCCCCAGCTAAAGAGCCTATACCTTGAGCCTGTAGAGAACCATCACAACATTTTTTTGAATAAGTTCCGTCTTTACACAAACAACCTCTTCTTGATGATTTAGGGCTTGTTCTGCTTGGTGTTTTTTTATACTTTCTTGCCATCTTATTTTTTCTTTACACAATTAGGTCTTCTTTTACCATCTATAATTTGATAACCTTTTTGCTCATAGCCATCCCAGCAAGGACTTTTGCTATTTGCTCCTGCTTCTATTGAATGTGACTCACAGGGCATATACCACATCTTTCCTTCATACTCATGCTCGTGTATTAATTCACATCCTAAATCTTTAGCCATTTCTAATGCTTTCTCTTCAGAAGAATAAGCTAACCTATCATCTATAATAGCATAATCATCATTAATAATCTCAGAATACAATGTAGTAACTGAATTGTTTACCTTCTTGTCTATTCTTTTAAGTTTAGATATAGCCCAGTTAACACCAGCACTACCTCCCCAAGCATCCCACATAATGCCACCACATCCTTCAGAGTATGGTACGTCTTTATTCTGTTGATGTCTTTTAAAACTAGCCATCCTAGCAATAGTGGACCTTGTTATTTTTTGTTTATTAGCTAACTGTGAAGCTCTTCTCCAGCCCACGGAAGTTCCACAAGAACTACCATTTTCTTCTTTATACTTTAAAGCTCTCTTTGCATTGTTTACAGCACCTTGTGGATAATCATTATAAGATTCTAATTCTACTTCTTGTGAATTTAAGAATGCTTCTTCCATTTCATATAGCTTAGATAAAGCTTCCATTTCATCAAAGTCTTCTTCTACACTTTCTCTCGGTCTATCATCTAATTTATCAGCAAAGAAACCTTCTATAGAGAATCCTTTTACCTTACCTTCCTTTACAAAGTCATTCCATATTTCATCATTGTTTACTTTTACAGAAACCATCCAAGTTCCTATTGGTAAATCAAAACCATACTTTTTAGACTTATCTTTCTTTTTGTCTTCTATAATCCAAGATTCTACAACAGACAACCCATTGAGTTTAACGTCATGT